TGTTGTCATTGGTGTCGCAAAAACGCATGAACGAATGTTCCCACCCTGATCTATATCTGGGCATGCCTTGGCCCACATATTTTTTAGTGTTGATAACTTGATAAACGCCTTGTGCCCACGATCTCATTGTAACACTGTTCTGGCAGCATAGAAGTTGGGCACTGGTTGTACATTTACACCCAGCAATGTGGCTCTACTGCGAATATTATTTAGATAGTAGGCCATGTTGATGTTTATAGTCATCAAATTACTGCCTTGAAAGTTATCTAATAATGTTAGTGCTGGAATTCCTGTTTGTTCTGCTACCTGAAACAAACTCACAGTAAAATTGCCTGCTACTCTGGCATCACCCATTTGTTGTTTGAAAAAACTCAACACAATGTCATACTCAGCCGCAGGTACATTGGCTTCATACTTGTAGAACCTGTCAAAGATTCTCACTGTTTGATCAGTGTTGGTGTTAATGTAATTTACTGAACCTGTAGACATTTGTTACTCTCAAGGATAGAATTGTGATCCCGGCAATCCAGCTCTGGTGGCTTGTGCATTAGGAAATACCCATCCATCGGCTCTGTTAATTACTGACCTAACTGCGTTGGGACCATTTTGACCAATAACCTGTTTGCCCAAGGATGTTGCTTCGCTTTCTACAACAGATCGCAAATTCTTTCCTTTGAATGTGTTGTATGTGGCGCCAGCTTTTTGGGCAGCACCAATCAATCCAGCCACTGAACCAGATTCTAAGTCTGCCAGGATACCTTCGCCGGTGCTTAACAAACCACCTTGACCAAAAACGCTGGCAGTAGATCCTGCACGAGCCAATGGGCTTGGTATATTATCATAGTGTGCTGTGTCTGGCCAACGTATGTTAACATCTGGTTTGCCAAGTCCACCATTGAGATATTTAACAGTTTCATAGCGTATGGTCATGCTGTGTTGCATAGTACCATTGCCTTGTGAGTAGTCGTAGGTGTCGTGATTCCAGTTGGTAATCAGCGGATTGATAAGAATATATCTAGCATACTTGTGTTGGTCAAATCCAATGATTTGAATGTCTTTGAAGAATGGTGGTTTACCACTTGCAGTACTGGTGCCATCCATAAAGTTTTCGCCAATATACCCCCAGTCACTAACACTGCCAACACGATTTTGTTCATAAATGTCTCGGCTGTTATAACTAAATCCATTTTGTTTGGTTTGCACTTCGCCCACTGTGCCATAGGATGTGGGTGCATTGCTGATGTATTGCTGTGCTGGATCTTTATAGTAGTAAGAATAATACTGATACCACATTTCACGGATGTTGTCGCCACCGTCGTCATGGAATGTGATGTTTACAGGTTCGTAATTGATTTTGGTTTGAACAATTCTTTTACGATTGTATTGATTTAGTGTAGCAACGTCAATATTATATTTGGGCAAGTCAACAGTTTTTACTGCCAAGCTCATTGTTGAAATTTGTGTAGGGCCAAATATTTTAGAATTGCGCAGTGCTTGTATTTCTTCCACATTCAATGTGAACTGAACGTGAAATAAAAACTTAAATCTGGGTTTAAGTTCGTAGGCATTAGTGCGAAAAGTTTTACTTGCGTGAGTGTAATCACGCAAGCTGTTTGTCGCAGTAAAACCTTGAAGGAAGTCTTGGCCGAAGCTAGACATTAATTATGCCTTAAGGCCCTGTGCCAATACCTGTAACAACATCGTTCACAGTACGGCCAATAACAGCACCAATACCGCCACCACCTTGATTGCCTTGGTTAGCGTTGTCATAAGAAATATTCATGGTGATTGACACAGCTTCGTTAGTACCATAAGCCATTGGACCATAGTCAGCACTCACAATGTAGCAACCATACAGTTCCCATGACTCAAGCACCACTGGTTCGTTAGCACCGTTGCCACCATCCAGCATCTCCAACTTGGTCAAGAACTTGTAGTCGATACCGGATGCAGCTGAACTCATTTCCAAGAAGTCCATTTGTTTCTGGATCTGTTCGCCAATCAACTTACTCACGTTGCCTGATGCATCATCGCGAATCTCAACAGCAACATCTGCCCAGCTATGACGACCGGCCAACTTCAATGTTGAGTTATAAATTGGCAATGTGATTGGTTCAAACGTCAAGTTAGGTCGAGCAAAGCTCACTACCTGCTTGGTTAATTCTGTGGTTGGTGTCGAAACTCCCAAATTCTCAAACATCACTCTAAAGCGATATCTAAGTTTTGGCATTAACAGACCTTGGGTGCTTGCTGATTGATCGCTTGCAAGCGGTACTGTCATTTTGTTTAATGATGAACTTGGCATTGTATGTATCTCCTAGTTTTATTTATCTTAGACTTGAGGTCAAAAAATAGGGTCCAAAGACCCTATTTTTATAGTCCTGCGGCTATGTCTCCAGTGTTCTTGATACGCAGAGGAATGTAGATGAACTCCACAGCCTTGACTGGTTCAATCGCAATATCAACCCACAATTCGTTGCGGTCAATACGAGCTGGTGTGTTATTGCTCAAGTCGCAAACAACCAAGTAGTCATAGATAGCACGTTTGGCAATCAAATCAACCATCAAGCTGTTGCAGGTGTTGGTGATTTCATTACGTGTGATCTGATCGTTAGGTTCAAACAGATACAACTTACCAATTTCTTCCAGGCGTCCACGCAAGAACGCAACCAAGCGTGCAACGTTGATACGATCCAGTGCTGTGGTAGTTGTGGTTGATGTTTTGTTACCAAAGTTGGTAATACCCACACCTGGAATGAATGTAATTGGGTTGACATTCAAACTGTACAGTACATCACGCAAGCCTTGGTTCACACCAATTGGTTGGAACTCACCTGTAGCAGCATCAATGTAACCAATTTGTGTGGCATTGTCTACCACACCACGACGTGTACCGGCTGGTGCCAACCATGGATAACTCACTTCGTCACTGCGGATGATTGTTCTAACCATCATGTGACTTGGTGCTGTTACCACAGTATTACCACTCAAGTCTGTGGTTGTACAGCTTGGGTAGAAAGTAGCGCAGTAGTTACTGGTACTAGATTGCCCGTCACCGGCTATAGTACCCAGTCCGTTGTTGTTGGTAGCCCAAGTTGTGATGTCAGTGCCTGTGGCTGGCAAACGCATTGGAGTGTCGCCTACCACAAACAATGTGTTGTTGCGCTCATTGCTGAGTGCAATCATGTTGGGGATCAACTCTGGATAGCCAGGTGTTGCAATCAGTGTGTACTGGGCAGTATCTTCTCTAGCGCCTTGGCTAGTATCAACACCAGCTTTCAGTGCCTCCACAATCATTTGACGTTGTGCCAAGCGACCAGCATACATGCTGCCGTCTTGCTTGTTGCCCGATGCGGTGAGCCAGGTACTGGTCACTGCTGGTAGTGTGTCATCAGGGTAAGAAGTAGCATTAAAGTAATCATTTTGATAGCTCTTGACATTGTAACCTGAACGGCGTGTGTTCCACAACAACATACCTTGTGGATATAGTGCAGGATCTGGAGCATCTAAATCCAAGTAATTGCTGGTCAGCAAACTCACAATGGTCGGAATTGGGTCTGAAACAGGATTTGTTGTACCATTTGGCGCCCAACGAGCATCAGCAAACAACACACCATTCTGTGTGACCTGATCAGTGGTGTTAACAGACACCCATTGATCTACTCCACTTACAAGTTCCCAACGATACAACTTGGGATAGTTTTCCAAGTCGCTGGTGTCAACCCACAAGTCTCCATACACCAATGCACTTTGAGCCACATTATTTTGTGTAGTAGGTGCTGTGGCAGCGCAAATTGGACCCGATGCATTGGTTGCACTGAGGTCATATCCACGCACATCATTAGAAACGTTTTGATAACCCAACCAAAGACCATTGTTCTGAATCATGATATCAACTTGTGTGGCAGTTGAATAATACCACAGTCTGCCATCAGCAGGATCTTGATAAGGTGCTGTGGCACTGGAGGTGTACTCAAACTCAGATGCTGTACAAAAATTGCTCAAAATCAACGTGGTTGGTATGGCTACTGCTGGTCGGCAAAGAGTAGTGCTACTGGTAAATCCAGCAGTAGTAATAGGAGTACCTTGTCCTGCCACTGGAGCCAAGGTCATAATACCACCTTGACTGTGAGTGAACACAATGTTTCCTGCGCTGTTTACACTTGCTGAAACATACGGCACATTGGCTGCACTAACAGCAGTGATAAAACTAGAAATACTAGTTCCAGTTAGTGTTACTGTGGCAGTATTTGCACTTGTTGATCCTGGAATAGAACCTTGTAATACAAACTGATTTCCAGCAACAAACAAACTGTCACCATTTACTCCAGGAGTAGTGTCCCCTGTGACTATAGTTTGGCCAAATACAACCTGTTCGTAAATTTCAAATCCAAACGAATTAAGTGGTGTTGTTTCGCCGGCATTAGCACCAGATTGTGCCCATAATGTTCCAACTGGAATATTTTTGCCGCCGCCTGCGGGATCTAATGTATAAATTGCATTAGTGCCTGTGGTGAATATAGGGCAACTTTGTAGGACCCATTCTCCTAATGCGGCACTGTATTTTTTTACTTGCAGTGCAACACCATTGTTTGCTGCGCTGATATTGTTCCACATTGATCCTGTTGGTCTTGGTGTGGTGTCTGTGGTTCTCCAACGCGGTGCTTGATAACTATATCCAGTAACAAAAACTGGAGCAAAGTATTCAATTGCTGAAATACCAAGAGCAGTACACAACGCAGTGCCACTGGCATTGGGAATAATACTGACAATACCACCATTGGCAGTACTGCCGTCATTGGTTGCTGTGTCATCTGCGTAGATAGTAAATTTACCGCTAACTGCGGCTGCGGTCACCCCTGTAATGGCTGCTGAATTCACCGCAGCCACAAATCCTGCCAAGTCGTTGTTGGGTGCAATAGGCACAGCAACCGACGTGCCGTTGATGAAAATGCTTTGTCCTGCTGTGAGTGTGGGATTGGTTACATTGCCTTGAATTGTGGGCCAAGATGCTTGCCAAGCTGCGTCACCAACTGCTACCCAGGTATTACTGGCATTTTTGTACCAACCAACGTTGCGTAGATCATAGCTGTTGTTAGCACCATATGCTACCACGGCGTAATCACCAATGCTGCCTATGGTAGAGACAGGAGTATAAATGTCAAAACCAGTTGTGCCGCTGACAGATGCTGTGACATCAGCTGCATCAGTAATTACCAATGGGGTGATCACAGTAAATTCACTAGTGCTTTGATTCCACTCTTGCATGCCCCATACTGAAGTCGAAGTATCCAACCAATAGGCGCCATCATTTGGCGTTCCAGTTGGACGAGTCAAGCTGGCAGTAAGGTCAGTTAAATCCACATCCACACGCTGAACATAAGCGCGGTTTGAAATGCCCAATGAACTGTAAGCAGCCAACAAACCGTATTCATTGAGTTCGTAACCATTGATAGGTGTACCAGTGGTTGTGTTATAGAAGAATGGCACACCAAAAGTGGCTGTCAAATCACGCTGACTGGTGATTAAATATGTTTTGTTAACGTTAGCTGCGGTGGTACCAGCTGCTACTCCAACGCCAGAGCCAGAAACTTTGTTCTGCGCTGTGGCAATCAAGAAGTATGGTACTGTGTTGACTGCTGATGGAATATATTGACTTTCGTCAATTACTGTTACTTGTACGCCGGGTGATATGAGAGCCATGGTTGAATCCTTTTCAAGTTCTAATATTTATAGAGACCTTGAAAAAAACAGCCGTTTTGAATACCTTTGGCAAAGGTCCATGCCGCTAAATACCGTATGAGACCCATTTGTCAAGCCTGTCACCAGCGACCTTGTGCTGTGAACTACAAACGTGATGACATCACACACTATCGATCAAGGTGTGAGACTTGTGCTAGGAAGGGACGTGGACTAAAACCTAGAGAGCCACGCTGGAAATCAGCTGGCTATAAGAAAAAGATGAGTTGCGATCGCTGTGGATTCAAAGCCAAATACGCTGGTCAGATCTTTGTGTATCACGTGGATGGCAACTTGAACAATGCCGCACTTAAGAATCTCAAATCAGTTTGTAGAAACTGTGAAGTAGAGCTGTCTAAGAGCGATCTTGCGTGGCGGCAGGGCGATCTTGAACCAGACTCTTGACCTGCTGATACAAGTCATCCAAGGTACCGTTGTTGTCTAACACAGCGTCAAATTCAGTGCCCACCCATGCAGTTTCTGATGCATGAATCCCCAGCTTTTCTAGTTTTCGATGACTTAGTGCCCAAGTTGAATTGCCATTAGCGCCACGATTCACACTCACAGCTGAATTATACCATGTAGGCTCTGGTCCACGTATAACTCTAATCACACGCCCACCAGCATTTTTAATAGCTAGAATTTCGTTGGGAAAACGGCAATCTGAAATCACAACATCATCTTGGCTGTGACGCAGTTTGTTTTCTAAACTGGCAATCCAGATATCATCGTGAAATCCTGCTCTACACACTTCGGTGCCCCAGTACTGCAAGATCCAACGTGGCGTTAGGGTGGGCATGCCCAGGCGTTCTGCCCACCATGGATCCACACGCTCACGCCATTCACGAGCTTGTTTTGTGCGCCCTTCCAGCATGGTTCGGTCCCAACCAAACACTTGTGCCACAGCATCTTTTAGTGTTGAAGCAAAACTTTCTCTGCGAAAGTGGTGTAAATTTACAAGGTAGTCAGCAATAGTGTCTTTGCCAGACCCAATGAATCCACAGATGCCAATGATCATTTTAACTCCCGAACGTTGAGATATTTAAGTGTATTTTGTAGCATGCCAATTTGTCTGCGACAGTCTTCTAGTGCATGGTGTGTGGTAGGAGGCATGGGTTGTTCAGGCCATAACGAGAACACTGTGCGGCTATCACGTACCATATAGTATTGCCAGGGCAGGGGTTTGTTGTAACTCTTGTAGGCATGCTCTAGGATGTTCATGTCGTATGTTGGACCTTGTGCCCACACACGTTTGGCATGCCAAATCAGCCGGCCCAGGCCATCCAATGCTTGATCTAAGGGTATACGGTCTTCTTCGGAGAATGCTTCGTCACGCACCACAGCAGGTTGTGTGGCCCACCATTCTATAGTGCCTTGCTGTATGCTACGAGTTTCTTGGCTTTCCAAGGTAACTCTGGCATAGAATGATTGCTCATAATGGCCCGTGCCAAACGGATCAAATGCTTGGGCAGCAATGGTAAGAATAGTAGTGTCGGGGCCTGTTCCCAAGCCTTCAAGGTCAATCATCAAGTCCATTTGATGATTATAACAGATTTATGACTGTGTGTCTAGTGTGTGTTAACCAATTACCCAAGTAAGAGGTTGCGAACCATCCACATACATTTTGAGTTGCTCAAGTAGTCCATCCATTTGGGTTTGAGCTTCGGCTTTCATGGCAGCGCCATTTAGACTACCACCGCCCTGCGGTCCGGCGATAGTGCCAAACTTTTCACGTGCTTCACCAATGATCATTTTACAGTTGGCCACCATGTAGTCACGGATCCATTGTGATATTTGATAGTCACTCAGCAAGTTGATTTCAGGTTTTAGATTGTACGTCCAAATCAACACAGCTTCACCGGTGTTTTTAGGATCACGCATGAGTTGTAATTTTTTAGTAACCTGATTGAATGTGTAATTAAAAAAGCCGCCAAACATCTTGGCAGCCAACTCAACGTATTGACTGTAAAAGTCGTAGGTAGCAAGGCCGCCTGCCACGTTAAAGTTCATCAAGTAAACATTTAATGATGCTTGTGCAAACGGATCAAAATTTGACGCAAAGGGTCCGCTAGAATCACCAAAAGTTCTGCGAAAGCACTGGCGCACACTCACAACTTCTTGGGGTAGTGTGTAGATGTTTTCGTCTTTGACTAGTGTGAAAAAACTATAACTTTCTTCATACGCATTGTTGGCTCGTTGACGGTAGGTGCCAATTGTTTTGGCATACGCGGCTTCGTAGTGTGCTGGATCCAATTCTAAATCAATGATTTGACTGCCCAGTTGAAGCTGTACATATTCAATGAGATTTTGTTTGAGCTGAGATAGTGTGTCTTGCTGTTCTGCCATAGGAACTCCAGTGCTATATTTATAGCTTGATGCTGCCTTTGCGTACCGGAGCAATCATTATATTTTTTCTATGTGTAGGACAAAACTTACACTGAGCAATAGGGTTGTTTAGACTTTCTAAAAACTCATCTTTATATTCAGCAAAATTATCCACTGTAAGCGGCTGGTAGGAGTTTAGTAGTTCTCGGTCGCTATCAGAAATATCAAATTTATGTTGAAGATCAAACTCAGGCAAGAGTGCCGCAGGGCCGCATTTGTACAGTTTGCCACGTATAAAATGATAGCTTTTAAATTTTACAAAAGTGCATGCGTCATGTGCTATTGCAGGGTCATTGTTGAATAATGCATAACGCCCTTCTGGGTTAACTTGCACTGTAGATGTATCAAAACTGTTTTGAAAATAAACATTTATAAACACACCATTGCGGTCTGAATATTGATAGTCAGCGTTCCACAAATCAGGACGGTGCGTGTTTTGTTTTACAGGACCTTCCAAAAATTCATGTATGTCTGCTTGTAATTGCTCCAAGTCTGCTAAATTGTGCAAACTTATGGCAATACTGTTCTTGTTTCCGTTCCGTGGTTTGGCATGTGCAATAGCGTCATACAGGCCCCGTACTTGGGTAAGTCGGGTGCCATTTGTTAGCACTTGCACTTCAATCCCAAATGCATCGTTAAGGCCGTGTATCCATTCTACGATTGTGGGATTGAGCAAAGGCTCACCGCCCATTATGGTGATGGCCTTTAGATCAATTAACTCTGCCCACTGCTTGTATTGTTCAGCATGATCGCTCCATCGTTGCCAGCCCTTGAAATCAAAATTATTAAATCTATTACATTGTTCGCAAGTTAGATTGCAAACGTTGGTAATGTAAACTTCAATTTTGTTAAAAACAGTGCGGGCATTGTTAGGCGTCATTGCTCCTATTTACCAACTCTTTAGTATGATCAAGTTTTCTGTGCCACGGGCATTCCATGCAGTTTCTGTGGCTTTGATGTCCTTGAACGCTTTGCGGGCGGCTGGTTTGCCTGCACCTGTAATGCCTTTCAGCTGTTCTGCTGGCTTGCGCAGAGTCTTTTGTACTGTATCCACAGTTGAGTAGCCAATGATTGAGTTGTTCTTTACAGTGAATGACTGTGTGTGGCTGTCTGCCACAAGGTGGATGAGCTTGCGTTTTTTGCTGTCATACAACCAGGCTTCTGTTTTGTCCACAAGACTTGCGGCTGGCAATGATTTGAGTTTGAGTTCTGCAAACTCTACCTGCATCTTAAACTTGGCGGCCCGCTTCTCCGGCGGCACTGCTTTGACCTTGCGCGGCTTGCGTTCCACTTTCTTGATCTGTACATAAGCACCGCAGTCGTTGACCACTGCTTCACAAAACTTGATCACATTACGCAATTGTATTTTGGAGAGATGACTGTAGCCTTCAACCAACTGGGGATCTTTGCCTTCTACCACATGCTCAAACTCTGTGAGCTTGCGTTTCCAATTGTCTGTAATTTGACTGATCATTTGCGGTGCAATGTTTAGGCCACGCATGATTGTGACAGGCTTGAAGTCTGCTGTCATTTTGGCACCACTCAGCAAGAACTCGTCAAACAAGCCTTCCAATTCGCCGTTGCACTCTGCTGTCTTTTCGCGCAGTCGGTCTTGGATGGTAATTCGTGGTGTGGTATCTTCCACCACTACTTCGGGCACAACTTCGTTTTGTTTGCTGTCCAGTATTTCTCGCAGTTGGTTTTCTAATTTGAGCTGTTCTGTATCTAACAGTTCCAATCCAACCATGCTCATGCGACACAGCCAGCCTGTGGTCAGTCGAATTGCCGAATCCGGAATGCCCTTGAGCAACCGTACATCTGCCTTACGGTCATGTGTTTCCAGATAGTTTACAATCATGTCCCGGGCATCTTTTTTGCCATAAAAATAATTGTACCAGGAGAATGCTTCACTCAATTTGGTTTTTCTGTATTCAGTGGGCTGGATTTGCCAGGTGGGCTCTGTGCCCAGAATGTTGGTGTCGGAACTGCGGGGGTTTAGCAGTTTGATTTTGAATGTGGTGCTCATGTGTGTCCTTACTTATGTTACAGGTAAATCTCGGCAGAGTTCAAACAATTGCGTGGCACGTTTGAGTTTAAAGTTTTTGTGGTTGTACATGTACTTTCTCTTGCGCTCTGCAATGTCCAGGGCCTCCATCAGACGCCATTTGGTGTCAAAGTCTGACTGCATCAAAATACGATTCATATCCACAATGTCCAGGCTGTACTCCACCCATTTTTCTGTGGCTTTTATTAGGTCATAGGGCACCACTGCTTTGGACTTGTTGGCAGTAGAGTACTTTGCAACAAAATTTGCTGCCTTTTGCATACGGGCTCCTGTAGTGAACAAGTGTGTATTATAGCAGATCGTGATTATTTGGTCAACTGGGCAGAAAGTAGTACTAAAGTAAGATCTGATTCCCTGCGGAAGGAGACCCAGAATGGGCGGTTGGCGCGGCCGTTGTTTTTGCCAAAGTAAGCATGCCAATCGTTGGTGGGCATGTAGCCTCGGCCTCCCAGTTTGGTCTTGCATATTTGTTCAAAAGATGTGCCTTCCCCCAGCCAACTATCACATCGCACAGCAATCACATGCCCGTGCTGTTTGTATTGGCGGAATCTGCGGTCCAGTTTAACTACTTTCATGCCCAAAGTATAACAGGTTGTGAATTATTGGTCAACCGGCCCATAAATATATGTTATGCCACGTCTAAGTTTATACCGCCCAAATCGCACAAGAGACTACCAATTTTTTGACCGCACCATCAGTGAAATGTACACTGTGGGCGGATTAGATATCTATGTTCACAAATATCTGGGCCCACAAACTGGGGGCGAGGACTCTGCGCTGTCGGGCAATGCTGATGCCACACAGCCCATTTATGATGAGCAAAGCCCCTTAAACATTCAAGACTTGCTGTTGCTGGAAAACAGAGACAGAGTGTATGCTCCAGATATCTATGTCATGCGCGGTGTGTATCGTGTGCAGGATGTGGACTTTGATCTAACACAATTTGGATTGTTTTTAAACTCAGATACCTTGTTTGTGACCTTTCACTACAACGATATGATAGATACGTTTGGTCGCAAACTCATGAACGGTGATGTTATTGAAGTGCCAAACCTGAAAGATTATAATCCCCTAAATGCTGCCTTGCCATTAGCCTTGCCCAGATACTATGTGATCCAGGATGCTAACTTTGCGTCAGAAGGTTTCAGTCAAACTTGGTTGCCGCACTTGTGGCGCATCAAGGCCACACCACTGACCAATGCACAAGAATACAACAGCATACTAGACAAGCCGTTTGTGTCTGAATACATTTGGGATCCGGGTGATTTCTATCCTGGCGGTAGCATTGTGAATTACGGTGATGTGTATTATCGAGCCACGAGAAATGTGCCTGCTGGCACAGAAATTACAGATACAACTTATTGGTCTGAGTATACTCCGCCCACAATCTCTGACATGCAAAGTACCCGACCCAAAGATCAACAGATCAATGACGACATACTTGCACAGGCCAATGTGGAAGTTCCACTCAGTGGGTACGATGTTGAAAAGTTCTATGTTGTGGCCACACTGGACGATGGCCAACCTGCCAATCCGACCAGCCTGAGCACAATTGACGGCACCACAGTGGATGGTACACAGGGTGGCATGAACATCACTCCACGAGCAGATGGTTATACAGCAGGCTATCTAACTGGTGATGGTTTTGCTCCTAACGGCTTGCCTGTGACTCCAGGTGTGAGCTTTCCAGCCAATGCTGTGAGTGGCGATTACTGTTTGAGACTGGACTACAAACCCAACAGACTGTTTCGCTACAACGGAAGATCATGGATCAAGATCGAGGAAAAAGTGCGAACACAACTAGACAATGCCGCAACCAATCAAACACAACGCTCAGGTTTTGTGAACAATACATACACTACCAATACCACGGACTTGGGTGCTGTACCACAGCGTCAGAGTTTGAGTCAAGCTCTCAAACCCAAGGCAGACAATGGTGACCAAGGCGGCTTCTTGCCACCTAACCCACCACCACCTTATTCAAGATAAACATGCAACAATTTTTTTACGACGCACAAATACGCAGGTTCCTACTGCAATTTACCAGAATCTTTTCAGGATTCCAAATTGAGTACGGCAACGAAACTGACGGCGTAAACAAAGCCACCCTGTTGCGTGTGCCTGTGCGCTATGGTGATTCCAGTCGCAATGCACAGACCATCATTCAAGAAAACTCTGCCAGTGCATTGCCATCAACTCCCTTAATGACTTTTTACATCAACAATCTTGAATACGATCGACCAAGAATACAAGATCCCACTTTTGTGGACAGATTCTCAGTGCGCCAACGCACATACGACACTGCTACAGAATCATACGACACCACACAAGGCAATGCATTTACCATTGAACGACTGATGCCTGTGCCGTACAAGTTGAGTGTAACACTGGACATTTGGACATCAAACACCAATCAGAAATTGCAATTATTTGAACAGATTTTGACCCTGTTTAATCCTTCGTTAGAACTACAAAGTACAGACAACTACATTGACTGGTCAAGTTTGAGTGTGATGTATTTGGATCAACTGAGTTGGAGTTCAAGAACTATTCCAATGGGCACAGAAAATCCCATTGATATTGCCAGCATCAAATTCTCCATGCCCATATGGATTTCATCTCCAGCCAAGATCAAGAAACTGGGTGTGGTGGAACGCATCATTGCCGGCATCTTTGACGCACAAGGTGACGCTGCTGATGCCATAACCAACAACGATCTGTTGCTGGGAACTCGTCCCATGTTCACACCGTGGGGTTACAAACTGGTTGTGATCAACAATCAGATTCAAGTGCTGCCGGCTCGTACTGTGGTGCCCAATGGTGCTTATGCGGACTTAGATCCCACTGCTATTGTGGCAGATTCGCCATTGTTATGGCCTGCTGTGATTTCAGCGTATGGCGTGTTGCGTCCGGGTATCAGTCAGATTAGATTGAATCGTCCTGTTGAATCGCCGCCAGACAGTGACAGTCCACCCATTATTGGCACCATTGTGATCAACCCTGATGATGATCGATTGGTCATATTCACTCCTGATGCAGACACAGCACCACAAAATACGCTGAATCCAATTGACGCTATCATTGATCCGCTGATCAGTGGTCCAGGAGACGGATTGCCGTCACCTGTTACAGGTGTGCGTTACTTGTTGACCGAAAGCACTGGCAACTATGACAATGTGGCCAACCCTACTGCTTGGGCAGGCACAGCAGGACAGCCGTTGGTGGCGTCAGCCAATGACATCATTGAGTGGGATGGCGCACGTTGGCGTGTGTCATTTGTGAGTGCGGGAGAAACTGCGGTGCAGTATGTGACCAACATAACTACTGGTACACAATATGAATGGACTGGAGCAGAATGGACCAAAAGTTATCAAGGGGAATACCCAGCAGGCACCTGGAGCCTAGTACTGTAAAAGCAGTGGGTGTATGGTTCCTGGCCCGTGACACTGGCCGTTATCTATATCTCTTAAGAAATGACGTCAAACATCCTGGCGCATGGGGATTACCTGGCGGCAAGGTAGAAGCAGGCGAAACGCTGTTGGGCGGAATGGAACGTGAATGCCAAGAGGAATTAGGCAGTTTTCCAGACTATCGTCGACTCATGCCACTAGAAAAATTCACATCAGCAGATGGTGTGTTTGAATATCACACCTGGGTTTGTGTGCTGGATCAAGAATTTCAGCCTGTGTTAAACGACGAACACATTGGCTATGCATGGATTGCTGTGGGCACATGGCCCAAGCCCATGCATCCTGGCTTGTGGAGCACACTAAACATTGATAGTGTTCAACAAAAACTGGCTGCTGTGGAACGAGTAGAGTTGGCCAGTTTGTGACTTATGCGTTTTCCAAAGCGGTTATACGAGCGGTTAGTTGGGTGATGAGTGCTTGTTGTTGTTCTAGTAAAGTTTGTAAACTAGAGACTTGGGGGTCAGTCTGATATACAGGGACGGGTGCTTCTAAAAAAGCAAGGTGATGGGCTACCAATTCGGGAATTTCAGTTTCACTGTTTGCACAAAAAACATTAAAGTTAATTTTTTCCCCCAAATGTTCCATTGAAATATTATATCCAAATGATTGGTCTTGAATCTTGTTGACAGTATATTCCATTTTTTTCCTTAAGCTGTATCCCTTGTTCGGACAAAGAAGAACCCAAATGTAGCAGTTCCACCATAATTATTAGTCCAAGTATACCCACCAATACCACTGTTATAAGCAAAAGATCCAGCTTGAGCAATGACGTTTGAAACTACAGTTACTGCTCCGCCACCGCAAAGGTACAATGTTATAGCTCCATTAAACCAATTATTCACTACTAGCATTCCTGACGCACTAGGAAAATCAACTGTGCCGCCGTTAGCAATACTGGTAGCTCCTCCAGTTACGTCAACTGTGTATTTACCAGGTGTTTGAGTAATTTTAAAGTTACCGTCATAAGTAAGGCGCATCCGCTCACCCCAGCCGCCGTTGTAGGTTTGGAAAGCAATATTGCCAGAAGCAGTTCTTGAGCCAATAACTCCTGTATTTTGGTTGGTCATTGAACCCAACCACAAGCCTGCCCCATTGCCTGAATCATCTTCAATTAGAGCAAAACCAAGTTTGGTGTTTGCGGTTCCTGCGCCTGTGCCAGATGCAATAACTTGAAGTTTCCCATCAGGAGCAGAACCCCCTGTTCTCCCAACTTGAAGCACCCCGTCGGAGCTGATTCGCATATTTTCGGTAAATCCACCTACCCCGGTTATTGCTGACCATGCGCCGAATGTAAGCGCAGTGCCAGATTTAACGCCTACTGCTGAGTTTGCGCTTGAATGACCGCTCCATACGCCAACAAATTTTGAGTTATCAGAGTTGCTGGCAAAAATGTTTGTACCAGTGCTTGTACTTGCTGATTGAATTAAAA